GCAGCACCATGTGCCATGCCGAGGAGGAGACCGGAAGCGATAATAGATTTCATGTGTGTGTTACTTTTTCTTAGCAGTTTTAGCGGAGCGTCGGAAGTTAGCAGCCGTGGGTGCTCCTTTAGACCCAGGCTTTCTCATTTTTTCACCAGACCCAGCAGCGATACGCTTGCGTTTGGCATGGATGTTTGCATACAAACCAGGTTTTTTTTTTTTTTTTTAGCATTTCCATTTGCGTAGTGCCAGCGCCTTGCGGGTTGGCTTTCCATTTTTTCGCATCGGTCCTTTGACGCCTTTCATTCTAGCGCAGAAAGACCGCTTGCGTGGACCACCACCAGGCTGAGGAGCCTTAAGGTTAGACCCAGTTGCACGGTTGTATTTACGACGACCGGCAGCCGTCAAGCCGCCAGTCCTCGATTTGTGTTTACCAATTTTTAAGCTAACACTTTTAGTGCTACTTTTTTTTACCGCCACCTTTCTTGCCTCCGCAAGAGCCTTTACCTTTGTGTGCCATTACTTCTTTTTCTTGGTCATGTTTTTAACGATGGCCTTACGCACAGGGGCAGGCACACCTTTGCTCTTCATCTTTGCTGCAGCCTTTTTAGCGGCAGGTTTTTTAGATCCGTAATGTGCAGGCATCACCAAATTCCAGGGATAATTTGACCAGTGATAGCATACGCACCAAGCGCAGCCATAACGCCCAGCATAGCCAGGCGACCGTTCAGCTTCTCAGCCTTTTCGTTGTGAGTTTCAGTTACTTCCATGATTGTCATAGGTGGTTCTTTTGCGTAGAGGTTCAAACGACCTCGGTCTTCAACAACAGCGGACATCAGAATTCAAGGTTAGAGTTGGCAAGTTTGTCCATGACCTCTTGCCTGTAGGCAGGGTCACGGTCATAGCGAGGGTCGTTCATATCACGCACCACTTCTGCTTGACTGCGGTAGCCGCCAGTAGCCTGAGCTGGCTTGCCTTGGATCATGTCGTTTTCGTAGCCCACGTTGTCATTGTATTGTGATTGGAGACCTCGCAGTGCAAGGTTGATAGCAGCGACATTGCCAGACTCAATGACATTGTCAAAAGCCTGCACAGTATCCGCGTCAAGATTTTCAGCAGCCCATGAAGTCATCTGTTGGTACTGCTGCTCACCACCTACACTTTCGTAGATGGATGATACCTCTTGATCATTCAGCTCTCGTCCTTCCTGAACAGGAGCATCATCTAGGGTACTTTGATACCTAAGATAAGCATCGACCAGGTCTTTACTGTCCATGGCAGAAAGTTTTGCCATCGACTCTTCACTGATCTCACCGCCTTGTGCAAGTTCATCGTCGATACTGTCAAACGTTGTGAAGATTTCTTCAGCTGGTTCAGCAGGCTCAGCTTCCTGTTCAACTGTTTCTTCTTGCTCACCGGATCCCAGTTTCTTTTGCAGCTCAATGTAAGCTTGCTCTAGGTCCTGAGCGCTTTTATATTTACCAGCCAGAAGTTGATTCTGTTGGTCTTCCAAGGCTTGACCTACAGCGAGAGACTCAGCGTCTCGCTCTTCTGCCGCTTGAATAGCTTGAGGGTCGTTGCTTGGATCGTAGGTAAGAAGTTCTGCCATGTGTTACTCGGGTGAAATAGCCTCAGCCAGCATAGCTTCAGCGTTAGGGTTCTTAGAAGGATCCATCATAGGTGCCTTCAATAGTTGTGGTGCTTGCTGCATTGCAGCCATCTCTTGCTCTTGCTGTGCAGCTGCATCAGCTTCAGCTTGACGGTCGTCAACACTCTTAACAAGGTTGAGAACATCGATGCCTTGTGCTGCTGCCAGTCGTTTGATTGCTTCGTCGGCGTTGATAAACGTCATCAAAGCATCAGGACCAAGGGTCTGAGCAATCGTTTGGATGAACGCAGTCAAGGACTCACGGTCTTGACCACGACCCAGTGCGTTGATACCAGCGATGATAGTCGGTGCAACCAGATCTTTAGGATACTTGGGAAGCTGACCGCTTCGGGACAGCACCAGTAGTTTCCTGTTTAAGTAAGGGACCAGGAACTCCACGGTCAGCAAAGAGAAGAGACCGCCGAGCTGCTGCTCCAGTTCGAGCTGAGTGAGACGGACCTCCTCAGCAGTGGTGCGTTCAGACTGACGCACAGTCAAGACAAGGAACGCTTCAAGGATCCGACGCTCAAGGGTCTGCATCATCTGCAGAGCCGTAGAGAAGTCAGCAGTCTTACCGACTTGGATGACACCGATGTCCTCGGGTCGTCCTTGTACGATAGCTCCGTTGCCTGCCTGGGCGATGGTCTGTGGTTTGGTAGTAGAGGATGGGCTGACCACAAAGACCACCTTAGCGGCGCTTGCAGAGCCTTCTACCATAGCTTGTGACAGAGCGTTGAGTGACTTGAGGTCACCCAAGAATTCTTCAACACGTCCACGACCATAGTTCTCACCATCAACAGAGTTAAACCGAAGTACCAACCAAGGGTTAGCATCCTTTGGTGACTTGCCGTCAGTGTTTGGAATGACTTTGTCGAAAGCCTCTTGATGCCAGATCCAACGATTGTTGTCTAGCTTGACGTGTGTGTAAATCTCCACGTCATCAGTGTTAGACCCATAACGTTGTCCAACACTTTGTTCTTTTTTAAGTTCTTGGAACTCCCTTGGTAGGAGTTGCTTGTTAATAAGTTCTTTGGTGACGATCTCAATTACGTTACCGTTACCATCACGTTCTACGACGTATCGGTTGAGCGGGTAGTGCTTGATCCCATCTTTACCCATAAACATCAATGCGTTGCCACCAACCACCAGGTGCTTGATAGCTTGGTGAACAGCGACACGATCGCTAGAAGAAGCAATCGAGTCCATCACCATACGCTCCATCTTAGCAAAGCTTAGGTCAAGTTCAGACCTGATCTCAGCAGGCAGTTCAGTGCCGAGCTTGTCGTCACGAATCTGTAGCTTGAAGAACGAAGTCTGAGGCGGCAACAATGCCAGCATCAGTTTAGATGCCAACGTTACTACTGCCTTACTGCCTACGCTTTGCCAGGGTTGGCGTAGAGTTTTATAAGAAGACCGCAGCTCATCACGTTGGATAAGATACGGAAGGGTCAGCTCTGAACACTCAACAGCAATGTCAAGAAAATGATTACGGCCACTGGTTAGATGATCGTACCTACTACGTGCGTTCATTAGCCTAGGTTAGTAGAAGATCCTTTTTGTTCCATTGCAATACGCAGACGGTCACGTCCAAGACCACCAGCTCCACGTGCTTTACGTTTTTTACGACGAATGGTCGTAGGTGCTCGTGACAGTTCAGCCACGTTAGCTTGCATGGTCTGCTCTAGTGCAGCCTGTCGCTGCTGATTTTGTGCTTGAATCTGAGCAAGACGTTCTTTGTTGCTTGCTTCAGTTTTACGCATCTGTTCTTCAAAGCGACGTGCATCTTCTCGTGCACGACGTTCAGCATCGCGTCGGGCTCGACGCTCACGAGCTGCTGCTCCACCATCACCCATTGTTAAAGTTCCTCGTTTGTAATACGTGAGTTGATCCAGTCCACAACACTACGCTGACCAGCTTGATACATGATCGTGTTGATCTGATCAGCGGGACCTGGGTTGGTCAGCGGGAAACGTTCCTCTAGTTCAGAGACCAGAAGGTCCACAGTCAAGCCAATGTTAAGCGTACTGTGGGAGGTTTGTATTTGCATGTTCAAAGAAAGCAGGCATACGCGCTGCACGGGTGGCGGCAAGTTCTGGTGCCTTGCCTTCATACATCAGGCGGTCACTAGAATCGAGCCAAAATTTTTTGTCCAGATATTTATCGGCATGGTTACCGAGAGGCTGCATGACCCAGTTGATTGTAGCCTTGCGGAGTTTGTCCAGAGACGGGCTGATGTTGTAGCCCAGCTCGGTGTGTACCAGTGAGTTGACCGCCACATGGACTTGCTCGTCTCGGCTGATGTCCGCTGAAATGGTCCTCATGCCAGCGTCACCATTAAAGCGGAAGAATGGTAGAAGAACGAAGAAGATCGCACGTTCGGCAACCAATGCCTTTGTGATCGTGTGATCTGGATGTGCTTCCCAAGCGGCTTTAAGCCTGAGGGCTTCCGCCTCAGCTTTCTCATCAACGCCGTAAGCAGAGGCGACGTAACCAAGAGCGACGT